ATGTATGATTAATAAATAATATATAGTATATAGGATTATTAAAAGTGTTTTTTAGTGGTAAAAAACCGTGTCCTTCTTATACTACTTTTTATAATTCTTATTATACAAAGTAAAAACCAGTATTATGGAAGTGTGTCAGGCATACCGATTAAACTATTTATTATACATACATCGCATTAAGTAGGGTTGCTCAATCCTATATCATGGCGAGACCAGACAAACAAGAGACCAGGGGGCGAAAACCACTTCGCACACCTGGAGGGCAACGTATCAGGAAAGTCGTATGTAATATGACTATTCCGCAGGATCTCTATGATTTTTTAGTAGAGAATGAAATCTCCCGATCCAAACTATTTACGGAGATGGCAAAGGAATTATACGAAGGAATAGTCAATCCGTGCTGTTTCAAGAAAGGCACAAAGGAAACAACCCACGGCGTGTATTGTATCCACTGTTCAGATAAACCATATCGGTACACCTGGCTAAGTCTAAAGTCTTGTGGATGTGGACACCAGTTCACAATCCAGGACAGGACCGATGAACCTGATTATGGCCAGATTGGATGCTACAGGGTGGACTGTGACATATGAAACATAACTTTAATGAAACTGAAAATTGTATCTATTGCAAAAAAACATTTATGGAGATTGTAGACCTTGACGGTTATATGATGGAAAATTGTATAGGAAAAGAAGCCGTTAAAGAAATTGAAAAGGATGCATTATTAATCGCTAAGGTTATTAGGTTACTAAGGAATAACGATGCCCTATAGTAAGTGCTTTGTCTGTAAAAGAAGGTTAGACGTACCGAATCAAGGACACTGGAAGTATTGCAAAGCCTGTTTGCTTGAAAGGAAAACTACAAAGCTCTTAAAACAGATCGGAGAATTCGCGCACTTTATCACTCAATTATAAGTAGCTACTCATATTAGAGTAAACGGGCGCCTTCGATGGCCGCCCCACATGGAGAATAAATAATGGTAGCAAGACGGAAAGTTAGGAGATCAAGAAGAAAACGCAGTTTTAGTATAAATCTTTTGGAGACTGGAGCAGGTCTCGCCTTCCTGGATGCGGCCAATGCAGGGCAAGCAGCCCAGTCTTTCATTAAAGGAGATATTAACGGCGGTCTGCGAGTATTATCAGATGCATTTAAAACAAACAAGAACGATTTCATTAAAATTGGAGTCGGCACCCTGGCGGCAAAACTGGTTATATCCAGTTTCGGCGGATCCAAGGTATTAGGTTCCATCGGTCCTCTAAAATTAAGGAGCTGAAACAATGGCACTAGCAATCACAAGAAGCGTAACACAAAGCACAACCTCGGCTGGAACTTTCCAAGCTTTATCGGCACTCGGAGCCGCTACAGTTTCAAGTTCTTTTACCGTTCCGACGAACGTAAGTTCAGTAAAAAATATCACAGTTTCATTTTCTGTTGATGCAATAGAAGAATTTTGCGGATTGGTAAAACTGACCGGAAATTCGATGAGAGATGGCGATGCTGTTTTTAATTGTGGTGGACTATCTGCGATGCCATCATCGGTTGGTTCAACCATGATGTACGTCAGTATTGATACGGACCTGGCTGTGCAACCTGGAAATTCTATTTCCTATGAGATCGCAACCACCAGCGCCGCAACTATTGATTGTGTAGTTACCTGTCAATTCGCTTAGGAGCTAAATGGCTCTGATAGCTGGAGCGGGTAATCCTTTAGGCAGTGGCGGTACGGCCGGAACTGGTCAAGGTCTTAATTATGTAGGAGATTTTGCTTATGCATATTCGGGAGTAGTGGGAGTAGCACCAACAGAAACCACAATGCTTGATTTTAGTACTGGCGGTTCTTTATTTGTAGGGACTGTTCAATTCCTTTATGCAACTCAGGCAGATGCGGCACCAGGCGATGATTGTTTTTACAAGTTAGAAATAAACGGGGAATCTATATTGCAATACTTAGATACAGGATATAGCAGCAGCAATTCCAGATCACCACATGATCCCAACCCAATTATCATAGCTCCATTCTCTAGACTTACGGCTACAGGTGAAATGGGATCAAGCAATACGATTAATCAGGTATGTTTAATTGTAGGGAGGGTATACCAATAATGCCTAAGAAGAAACTAACTAAGAGCCAGGTAAAGCGCAAAATGAAAACCTGTCTTAATGCAATGTACGATATGCTCCTGGATAAAATGGGCCACGCAAACAGTGATGTTCCCTTTTCAATGCCTAAGTTAATGGAAATGCATAAAGCCCTTTTTGGATCTCTTAAAAGGATGAAATGAATGTACGCGTTAATTCCTGATGGTTATACTTTAGAAAAAGTTACGAAGTTACAAAAACAGGCCGTAGATGCTAAACGTAGACATGATAACGTTGAGGCATTACTAGCTAATCCAAACACGCCCCTGGTTCTAGGTGGAGGCGCACTTTTGGCAATAACCCCTTTATTATTTGATCTGTTTAGAAAAGCAGTAGAGGATAGTGGTGTTGTACTCCCTGATGTAGGATGGGAGACAGTTAAAGAGAATTGGTTGTTAGCTTTAGGACCAGCTGGAATAAGCACTTGGCTAGCTAAACAGCTAGTTAAAAAAACTGGTACACTTGAAGATTTATTATGAACCTCGGAGCATTGATTGTATTGGTTAAATTTTTAAAGGACGCGGGGGCCGTCTCGCCTATTCTGGTTGGCCCCCCTGCTCCCGATGATAAAGAAATCCCGACGGCCGTACCTTTGAAACCCATATGTGGATTAGGACAGTATGCCTATCAACACCCGATCGGACCAAACAAAGGTCTGTGGTCTTGTTTAGTAATACCTAAAGGAAGGTAGTCGTGGAAATTACAGCCATCGAATTAATAGGACTTGCCGTTTTCTGGACTTTCTTCTATTGGTTCCTTTCTCATTTTATCGCAGGTTTGTCAAAGGATGCCTGGGTGGAATATATCCGTGGGCCTGAATCTGACGAAATGTTACTTGAGGCATTGGACCCGATCGTAAATGAGATTGATGAAAGGATGCACGAAAAGCTTGAAGCGTTCCAATCTTCTTTTTTTGGTTCCCTGGGTGCGGCCAGTAAAAAATTAGACCAGGCAACAGGCCAAGCAACAATCAAGGCAGTAACAAAGGACAACCCAATACTCGGATTCGTGGCCGAATACCTGATGAAAAGGGGCGGATTAGGGAGTCTAGTAGGCCCAGAAAGCCAGAACACCCCCAGTAACAAGCCCCAAAAGAGTGATAAGTTAGGGTTGAAGTAGTAGTAGTATGTATGATTAATAAATAATATATAGTATATAGGATTATTAAAAGTGTTTTTTAGTGGTAAAAAACCGTGTCCTTCTTATACTACTTTTTATAATTCTTATTATACAAAGTAAAAACCAGTATTATGGAAGTGTGTCAGGCATA